ATCAGCGGGTCATCCGTTCGATTCGGATAGGTCGGATCTTTTCTCTTGTAACTCAGTTGGTTAGAGTGTGGGACTGTTAATCCCGAAGTCGCCGGTTCGATTCCGGTCAAGAGAGTTTTACTTTTTAGATATGTGTCCCATATGTAAAAAATAACCAATAACTTAAAAAGGAGTGATCATGTACATACATGACAGTAAACTTCATAGAAGTATGTGCCGGAGCTGGTGGAATGTCCCTCGGTTTTATGAATGCTGGTATGAATCCAGTTTTATTGGTTGATAATGACCGAGATTCTTGTAAAACACTCCGTAGAAATCACAGTAATGTAAATGTTGAATGTATTGACATGAAAAATATGGATGTGAGTGAGTATAAAAACAAAATTGATCTACTCTGTGGTGGAATTCCGTGTCAGTCATGGTCTATAGCTGGGAATCGTGGTGGTGTAAATGACTCACGTGGACATCTGGTTTACACATTTAGAGATCTTGTCAAAACTATACACCCAAAGGTTTTTGTAATTGAGAATGTAAAGGGTATGACTAATCTAAACAAAGGTGAAGCTTTTAGGGAAATCATCGATATATTGGAATGCGAGGGTCTATATAAAATTAACTACAAAGTTCTTAATGCGAATTGTTATAATGTGGCACAGAAGAGGGAGCGTCTCTTCATTGTAGGAGTTTTGAAGGAGTTGAATTTGGATTATAAGTTTCCAGAAGAATGTGAATATAAACCAGTGTTAAGTGACATACTCAAGGATGTTCCACCTAGCATAGGTGCCGAGTACTCTGAAAAGAAGAAGGAAATATTTAGACTTGTCCCAGAAGGTGGTTGTTGGGTAAACTTACCAGAAAATGTACAGAGAGAGTACATGGGTAAAAGTTATGAGTCTGGTGGGGGGAGGAGGGGTATAGCAAAGCGTTTGTCTATGTCTCAACCATCGCTGACACTATTATGTTCTCCCCAGCAGAAACAGACCGAGCGATGTCATCCAATAGAACTGAGACCTCTCAATATTAGAGAGTATGCGAGAATACAGAGTTTTCCAGATAATTATGAGTTTGAGGGATCAATGAATTCACAATATAAACAAATTGGGAATGCAGTCCCCGTGAACTTAGCTTATCACGTGGGTAAGTCTATTAAAGATTTACTCTCTTAAAATATTAAGATGAACTATCTACCTTCCCGTGAGGTGTTGGATACACTCATAAAAAAATGGGGTTCCGAACCGTCTACTACGTGCAAACCGAGATCCGATCATTATAATCGAGTAATGCGGATACTGTATGGTACATACCCGGAGTATAATAAATGGCTTGAAAATCCATATATGAAAAAGCAGATGGAGATGAATCTTGGGAATTTCATACAGGATTATATTGGAAATCTAAAAAATCATTACAATTATGGTACGGGGCATGAGACTGGTCTTGATGGATGTAATACGAATGATGAGGGTTTATTCGTTCAATATGAAATGAAAATCGATGATCACACAACTAACAGTAGTAGTCTTAAGAAAAGTATTGAGAAGTTACAAGAAAATGCCAAAAAATATGGAAGTGTACCACTTCTTATACAATTTTTTAGAGTTCGTAAGGTTTCGGATACATGTAAGTTTAAAGAATACTTAATAAGCGGTGACGAATACCTCAATAAATATGTTTCTTTGGAAATTGGTGGGATTGAAGGTTTGATTTCTCATATGGAGATGATGCGTTAAATAGTCAAAAATATACTACAGTATAATAATATAGCACCTGTGTCCAAGTGGTTTAAGGAGCCTCCTTAGTAAGGAGGAGATCGTGCGTTCGAACCGCACCAGGTGTATTCCACTATTTTTAGAATCTACCAAGATTGTAAAAATACTTTAAACTTTTCGCATATATTGAAATACGTGTTCCACCACAATAGACGCCCCTAAAACTGTGAGCACTGCGTTGTCGTACTTGAAGCCATAGCCTACGAGGATAAATCCCCAAAGAAACGCCAAGTAATCCGTCATTGGTGCGGCCATATAGCTACAATTAGACTCGGTTGGGATGGATGCCTCCATCATCTGATAATAGGCATGACCCAGTAGAATTGATAGAAGAATTGCGTACACGTGCTTCTGCATATAGAGTATCTTGGATATTAATTTGCGACCTCGTATATTTATAAAAAATAATATTTTTATATAAAAATGCAAAGTTTAGGAAATATCGGAGATTTAATAAAAAAGCCGTGCATAAATAAGACCGCTCTCTCTGATTTTTTTAAAGACACACCGGAAGCTGACTATGGAAAGTATACTCCAGGAGATCCACGTAACTTTTGTACGGGTGAACTACTATCATCCGATGAATTAAAAAAACATAAAGATAACTTTTGTAGTTTAAAACCAGAGCATTCAGTATGTCCGACCACACCCACACCCTCAAGTCCCACACCCACAAGTCCCACACCCACAAGTCCCACACCAAGTTCATCTCAAAATGGAACGTCCAGTAACGATGCTGTAATGTTATTATGTTCAGTAATTGGTTGTTTTTCGTGTATTATAAGTATAATTCTAGCATTTGTTATGATGAAGAAAAGGTCAAATTAAATGGATAACAGCGACCTCGTATATTTGTATAAAAGAATATCTGGTATGATTTAAATGCATCTCAAAGAACTCAAGGATCACTGGCGAGTAATCCGAGAAGAGCTTGATACACTTCCAGATAACTATGTTCAGGAAGAACCACGTGTATATGGAGATTGGTTAAAATCTGATGGAATATCTCATATTTTAACAAAATATATGTTAGGTAATCACGGTTGGATTAAAGGATGGCAAAGTGGATGGGAACAATGGCCTATTATTTGGGATTCTCACCCAATTGAATCAAATGTAAAATTTACACCAAAAACCATGGAGCTGTTAAAGTCTATTTCAAATATTAAAGTCGCCGCGTTTGCGCGAATGAAAGGTGGTGTAAAACTAAAAGAGCACACAGATCCAGTTGGACCGAATTACAAGTTTACGTATCATTTGGGTTTAAAATGTCCCAAAGGATGCTACCTCCACCACCGCACGCTCGGTGATGTTGAGGAGGAGGATGGTAAACACATTGTAATGAATGCCACACATCCTCACTGGGCGGAGAATACATCCCAAGAGGATCGTGTGATTCTCTACATTGAATATTATACTTCTTGAATACGCGTTTGATTACCTCCCCACCCCCGCATACTAATGTCACTTGGTTCACACCAGGGGTACACGTCCTCGCCAATGAAGTGTATGGCATCCACCCCAGCTTCAATACATTCATCGCATGTCTGTCCAATATCGTCAATAATACACCCGATACCGAGGGCACGACAGACGTCAACCTTTTTGATTTCATTCTTCGTGAAACTATTCGTAAGAATGACATCATCAAAGACACCCGGAAAAAAACGCTCAATCCATAGTTCTGTTTTTAATCGAGCTACATCCTGACGACCCGTCACAATATACATTTTGTCAAATGTTTGTCTAAAGTTTTGCATAGCTGGTTGGGCACCAAGGATTGGTTTGAGTTCAAGAAATTCCCTGGAACGATAGAACTTGTGGAGGATTTCTTGGGATTGTTCTTCTGTGCAGTTGAAAATGTCTCGGTATAGGTACTTATATTTGGGTGTAGTGGGTAAAGCGACGCCCCTCCATTTGGCCATTGGTTGAAGGAAGTGTACAAGGACTTCATCAACATCAACGGCGAGTTTAGTGTTCATTTACTTTCCCTGGACATTATTCATAGTCCCGAAATACAACACCCACTGGGAATCGTGGAACGCCGAGGGCTGTCAGGTTTTGGAAACGGACTGTAAGCCATTTCCCAATGTAGTCGTCCCTCTCACGATAGCATCGCTCCCTCTCTTCTATGGTTCCCTCTGGTCTCACTGTGAACTCCTGACCACTCGATGTCTTACATACCCAAACAACGGCGTCGGCATCTCTCCCGTGACCTGTATTTGCGCCAATGACTTCATACTCCTCAGTTTGGAACTCCTTGTACTTGAGGAGGTAATTGCTTCTCTTCCCGATTTCATATGTACTCACGGCGTCCCGAATCATAACACCTTCGTGCCCCTGCCCAACAAACGTATCGTGATATGCCTTGACCTCAGACTTCTTCTTGACGAGGTACGTCTCCACCGTCGTTCGCTTCATTCTCTCCGCAAATGGAAGATCTGGGCGCGAGGTATCAAAGTAGTCAAAGATGTAAAACTTCAAACTTGTTGGCTTTGTCTTAAAGGCGCTCGTGATATCCTCGAAAGACATATTTGGATCGTAGCATTCCCCATCTAACCATTCACCATCTTTGAGATTCTCCCCGAGGTGTTCAAGACCCGGAACAGGTTTACCAGTCCGTGAAAAGCACCCTTTATTAGAGACAAGGAGGCGAACCCCGTCCAATTTGGGTTGAACATAAAAGGGTTCTGAAATATATTTATGACGATCTTCCCATTTATTGGCCAACATTGGGAGGATTTGGATACCCTTTGTATTCTCGTTGTTCCACATAGTTGTAGCCCGTCCAAGAGCCTTTTCGTACCCAGTCTTGACATTGGTTCGGGAAACAATGGTCTTGTCACTCCCCACCATACCCGTGGTCTTCACGATATCCGCCGTACCATCACCGAGATCCTCTACGTGAATATCGGTAAATCTTTGGCGACCATTCTTGTCATTTCTAATAAGGCGTTCCATTATACGATTAATTAATTTCTCAACTTTAAATATGATACCAGTTGTAAATTATGGTAGAATGGAGCGACTTAGGCCTCCGGAGCGCACGAGTATCCCTATGAATGCAAATACCATATGTATTATTATAATAATTCTATGTATTTTAGGTATGTATAATAGAGGTGTAAAGATTAGTCAATCGCGTGAGCAATCTTATACTTTAGACACTTTGATGCCGACAAAAAGAGGTCTTTCTTCATCAATTTCTTAAACTTCTTCTCTGGGATCTCCGTCTTTGACATATACATCTTCTTGAGAGAAGTCATGAAGGTGTCACAACTCTTCATCTCACTCTTGAGATCTTGATACTTCCCCCAAAACTCCGTGGTCAATTGATGAATGAGAAGGTACGCATTTTCACCCATGCGACGTTCTGATCCACCCAAAAACATAAAAGTAGCCGCAGAGCAGCAGGCGCCTTGAGCAATGGTGACAACTTTGACCCTCGACTTCTCAAGGACATTCTTGAGCGCAAACCCTGAGAATATATCCCCACCATCACTCATAATGTTGACGCGAATTTCAGGTTCATATCCAATAAGATCCGCCTTTTGCTTGAGGAGATATATTTCCAACTTTCGGAAACTCTCCACAAACTCAAGGGTATTCTCTGGTGTAATATCCCCGTAGAAGTGGATCTCATTGCCGATGGTCTTTGTGACCTCAGGCTCTTCCTCTTCGATCATCTTGGTCGCCCCATTCAAGAAGTTTTCAAGCCCTTTGTTCGATGGCATTCTTGAGAGCTTTCTTTACTCTCGTCACGTCTCTCTGTTTTAACTTATTTCCAACAGCGAGGTGATTCATGACATCAAAATCCTGTGGAGTTAAACCATACTCCAACATTGGTTCTATATCTCCAACTTCCGCATACTTTTTCAATAGACAGAGGGCATTTATATCTAATTGTGCGCCACATCGTCTCTGAATATCCCTAAACTTTTGACTCCGCATCTTGTAATTACCATACTTTGTCCAAGAACTCCCAGGTCTAATTTTATCTTTCACGAGAGGTTTACCAAGGCAGGTCTTTGGGATTGAGAGAGCATTCAGTATAAAGTATGGCATAAGATTCCATTCCCCGGATGAATACATCTCAACATCATAAATATCAGCATATGCGAATGCCTGTGACGCCCGCACATAGTCAACTCCTTTTGAATCCAGATAGTTTTCTTGAAATATATCCCATACGTGACCATGTTCGTGAATCTTATCTGGAATCTTTGTAAAGTTTGGATCTGTGAGAACATCTGCTATAAAATCCTTGGGTGTTTTGAACACATCTTTTTGTTCATAATCGTCCAGGTATGAAAAGAAGTCCCTAATATTCCCATTACACATCACAGCCGCGTTTTCAGCCTTTGGAGAACGGTCATCGGTGAGGGTCAGGATTTTATCTGGTTTATGTCTTGGTATAAATATGGTCTCAAAGTTTGGAAACATACACATGGTCACCGACGTCACAATGAGAGAACCACGGGTAAGTCTCTCCCCATCAGAAACACGTTCTATGAGACTTTTGAATTCAGGGTTATAATCCTCTATAAACGCATGCTTGCCCGCCCCCTTTATAAATGTCAGGAAGGGAGACTTACTCTTGAGATGTTCTTGGAGGATCTCGAGGCTATTTGATTCATTGAGAACTGCGTTGAGGATGTAACTCTTTCCAACCCCCGAAGATCCACACACAAAGACATTCTTTCGCTCACGAATATACTTTTTCAATAGTTCAATCTGCTTCGTGTGAAGTGTGTCAACGGGCTCTTCCTTTTTTTGTTCGACTATTTTAATGAAAGAATCCATTGATGATCTTACTAATCAAGCCATAGATTTGGTGCTCGAGAATGACGCACTACAAGAACGTATCGTAAAACCTTTAAGAAGGAAAATTTTACCATATGCTGTGTGTGCGGGTTTAACTAACATGATCATTCTCATTCTTCTTGTGTACCTTGCTCAACGTCTGGCTCGTCTTCAGGCTCTTCAGAGACCACCGATGTGAGTTCCATCTCCTCCAGCATCTTTGTCTTTTCATCATATTCTTGACTTGATTTTACGAGACCCCCGAGTGTAGCGAGTGGGCCTCTTGGTTTCAAATTCGTGAATCCAGACAACTTCAACTTGGGAATTGCCCGTACATCGAGGATTTCTGGTTTTGTAAAGACGCTATCGAGGGGGTATTCCTTTTCAAAATCAAGGAGGATAGTTGATGGAACTGAGGGTGATTGTTCAATGAGACGATCGTATTCAGTCTTACAGTTATTCACAAACTCCAAACCATCCTGATTACGCTCTTCACGCGCAAGGGACAGGGTGAGACGAACATTTCTTGAGAGGAGTCCGTAGGAGAGTGCCGCAGCCTTGTGGTTTTCCATCAACTCATTGATCTTTAGGAATTGCATAATCGTCGCAACGAGACCCGCAATTAGGTTCAGACCACCAATCACAGATGGTACCATGCTGCGAATTGATTCGGGGAATTGCTCCTGGGCAAAGTTCGCAGTACCGGTGAGGGTGGAGAGCACAATAACAGGTAAAGTAAAACGCATACTCAATTTCTTATACATTATGAATGCCCTATGGTGCATATACCTATAACACCCAGCGGACTCACCCCACTGTCTCAGTATATTTTCGTGTTGTTCGTTCCAGCTATCACGTCTATGTTCAAGCTCCTTTTGTTTGATGATTTGGTCATCAAAAATTTCTTCGCTCATATTATTATAGATGAACATAATATTCTGGATTCATCTTATTTTTTTGATTGGTATTCTCGTCGTTCCCTTCACAAATGATCGTAGAAACTTGGAGTTCTACTCCATACTCATCCCATTTTTATTCTATCATTGGTCAGTCAATGATGATACCTGTGCTTTAACGCAGGCTGAGATGTATGTGACTGGTCAGCAAAAAGAGGAAACTTTTATGCACCGAGTTGTCTCCCCCATATATAAGATGGAAGATAACGATGTAAATAATCTCACAAAGACTGTCTTCTTCTTTTTATGGGCACTTGTCCAATATCGTCTCGGTCGCTTCGATACGTTCATTGATGACCTAAGATTGGTGATGTCTGGTAAAACCCCCAAGTAAAATGCCACATTGGCGCGAAGAGGAACTCACACGTCTCCGTAAGGAGTACAACTTCTATAAGGAGACTGAAATATTAGATGAAATCACGGGTTGTCTAAGATCAAAAACTTTAAAATTGATCATAGACTATCACGAACGCATGCTTGGTTTTGCAACCTAAGTGATACCATATATTTACAATAATTATAAACATGCTTAACTACATTGATCCCAGTGGACACTCCATCATCGGTAACGGATACGTGATTAAACACCACATCACCGTTATCGACATGGACGAGCAAGCGTCTAAGTTCTCCTTCTGGCTCGATATATTCAAAAACATAACTGATGACATGTACATTAATCCCTTGCCTAGGAAGCACATTAAGAAGTTTTACACAAATCTCAAAACTTTGAAGGGAGATTTCGTTGTTCAACTGAACGAAAAAGAGAGTCTTCAAAGGGTTGGGGATAAAGTTCACTATATTTATTAATAATTTCCGATTGGTATAAAGTTTTGGCACGAAGATCTCGTAGAACGAAATGCAAGTCAAGGACCAAATTGTGGCGTTGGAGCGGACGAAGGAGTTTCACCATGAAAAGTACCTCAATAATATCCATCTCATTGATGACAAAATTGATAGAATTGAAAAACAAATGGAGAGAACAAAGTCCCAAGTAAAGCGGGATCTCCTCAAGCGTACATTGGATTGGTACGAGGAGGAGATCAACAAAATGGATGAAGCCATTGACGTCGTCACAACCAAAATTGATAATGAAATACAGAGACTTCGTGGTGTTGAATTGAGGCGGGAGAAGTCTTTTGAATACAATATTGAAAATATTAGAAAATGTTGTAAGAACCGGAGTACCGCGACACTATTTGATGCCTTCGAATCCGTGGCAAATGCTCTTGAAATTATTAGAGCCGAAACTGGTCAAAAAAGTGGACAGAAATCCTAAAATTGTGATAGACAATCATACACAATGCGTCAGCAATATCATGTTTCCTCTCGTAGGGTATCTCTTCGTGGATGTAGTTTTCCATAATGGACACAGTCCTCTCCTTACGCTCCTCGTAGTTTAAGTGTTTCATACCAAAATGTGTATGCATGCTCACAGGTGAAATCAACACAACTTTATCTTTGAACATGTAATGTAGAAGTATTTCGATATTTGTGAATCCCCCAGGTGGTTGTCGTTCTATAAGTATAGTGTCTGCCTCTTCAAATATATGCTTGTGGTCATCTACAAATAAAGGAATGAGGTCTACAAAATCATTTGAATATATGTATTTATAGTCCTCAAGGCTTACCTTTTTAAAGAACTCTACATTCACTTTGGGACCCTTACCACACTCAGCAAGGACGAGACCCATATTATGATATCCAATATCTATGGCCAAGATCTTCATCTCTGTATCTGAATAATAATCCTTAACTACTATAAATGAAGATTAAGAACAAGGCCAAGAACCAAATCTTAATGTCGGCTGTCGTTGTACTTGCTCTCGTTTTGAGTTATATGTGGTTCAACCCCAAGGTGGTTGAAGTTCCAGTAGAGGTTCCAGTGATGCCCATGCCACCACGACCAATCGAGCGTCGTGAGAGACGGCGCGAACCAGAATTCAGAGAAGCCCCAATCAAGCAGTACAAACCTGGACACATGCAACAAATGGGTTTACTTGTGGGTGATGGTGAGACTCTTCCCCTATATGGAAAGGAAGTGAGGGGACGTCGCGATCGCTATCACTACTATACGACAACCCCTGGACAGCAAATATACCCAGTTCCAGTGTCCCATAACGCGCGTGACTGTATGGACGATATTGGATGTGAAGAACTCTATGGGAATGAAGCAGTCTCAGTAACTGGTAAGACTGGTTCATACTCGGTGAATATGTACAGAACGGATGACTTTTTCTAAGCTGATAGTTTCTTGATACGTTTCATCGTATCATTTACAAGACTACTTGTAGCTGAGCTACTGCATAAGCAGCAGACAAACATCGCCCCTAAAACGGGTGGTGTTTTAATTGGACTCTTTGAAGCACCATAGGCTACCATGAAAGAACAACAGAACCACGAGAGTAGACTTGATAACATAGTCATTGAGAGTGGTTCATCTTCAGTCGCCTTTTTATAACCAAAAATTGCCAACAATGGATATATCAAGAATAGCATTTAATATACACTAACAAAAATTATTACGCAAACTCGTGATCACATCAAACTCCCTCCCCTGAAGTCCCGGATTACTTGAGAGTTTTGCCTTGAGTCTCAAGAGTTCCTTAACGGTTTCATCGTCTAAATTTTTGAAAAAGTCCCTCTTTGCCTCCATGTCATCAAGTTGGTGCGCCTCCTTAGATGCTTGGACATATGGCCATGTGTGTCTTCGCAAAACAGCCACTTCTTCTTCAAGTTGCCTGATCCTTGGCATAAGAACTTGGGTTATCAGTGCCTTTGTTTCCATACCACTACAATGACACACATCTTTAAGATAATCCGACTTAAAAATATCTTCAGACGGATATTTAATGGTGAAGACCCTCAAGCGGTTTGGGTACTGGTCTCCCAAACCCAGATCAATTCGCGGGAGTTTACGGGTCATCGCAGCGCACAATGGTGACTATGAACGTAAGAAGTGTGAAATCACTCGTATTGCGCTCCAACAATTGTATGAGGCACCCTCATTGAGGGAAGCCCCCGAGGTTACGGTGAGACAGGTGCGCCTCAAAATGATCTTGGGTGAAGCCCTCGACTTGGCACATTCCATATGTGAACACCAAGATGCCCAGGAATGTCGTTGGGCTTGGGAAATGGTTGATGAAATTGATGATGCGGCGACACGAGCTGGTGTCAGATATCAATAATTTCCTCACCTATAGTAATGGAGTACGATAAACTCAAAGAAAAAGTCAAGATGTTAGGCTTCCGTGTCACCAAAGATGTCAAGGGGAAGCGTGTCAAACTCACAAAGAAGGAACTCGCGGCAAAATTGCCAAAGAAGATGAAGGCACAACCATCTCTCGAGAACCAAGCCAAGAGTGCCAAGAAGTTCATCAAGGTGTGTAAGATGGTTCTTAGAGAGGCTGAACCCACACAACCACGAGCGCCCCGTGTTGTTCAACAGTCACTTCGCGTCTCACCAAGACGTGCAGCTCCCCCGCCTCCACCTCCACCACCAGGGGTTCCACAAAATCCACGTGCCGCCCTTTTGGCGGATCTCAAGGCTAACCTGATAAAGAGAGGTCTCGCAAAGAACTAGCACCTAAGTCACGTGATGTAATTACATTTTCAAGTTCAAAAATGTCCCTCACCCCCGAAAAGAAGCAGTTCCTCAAGAAGATCAGTGGTGGTCTTCGCGTCCTCATGAGTTGTTCATACAAAGCTGATGAGATCGCGACCAATCCCGAATGCCCCATTGAAGAGTTCATCAGGGATAATCTCATAACCCATGGCCAGTTTTCGGAAGCAAAGTTTGATACAGTGGTGGATACCGCGTGTGATGAAGATCTCGTCAAACTTCTCGACTATTTTGACGACATGGACATGTATATGAAACGTGTGTACTACGAGGCAAGTTTGCCCATGGATGATGAATATGCGTCTCTCATTGAGAATGGAACGTTAGTGACTTTTGAGGATTTGAAGGTTAATTAGGCTTTGTAGAATTTTAAACTTTTAATTGGATTTGCAAGGCATCGCATATTTTGAGGTCCACTATATGTCATTTTTGTACCTGTAAGATCCACATCTGCATATGTATCTATTTTATAACCATCAGTAACTACAAATGACCTAATTCCATCCATCATACTGATTACACTTTCATCATTTTCATCTTTTGGGAGATTATCTCCAATCATTCCCATTTCTTGAGGTTTGTAATCACACTCAGTGAATATATGAAGCCCTTGTGTCCCAGCAAGGTTGGTTTCCCGTGTCTTAATTTCATTTTTTTTCATTTCATTGTATGCTACGTATCCACCTCCAAGCATGGAAGATACACAACAGAGACCTAACACAATCGCAGCCATTTAGTATATTACACGAATTTAATTCCAAACCTTTTTGTCATAAATGCCCGCACTTGTGGAATTGTTGGTTGACTCCATAGGTACCATCGTGACCAGAAACCGGCTCCACCCACCCCACTCATGTTCCAATCTTCTTTGTCACTCCTATTCACATCTTCCATAAGTTTATGGATCTTTTTGGGTTCCTTCTCAGCCACTATACGCTTGGGGATTTGTCCACCATGTCTAAGGACATATGAACGCATTCGCGAAGGATTCTTGTGTTTGGTGTAGTCAGAATACCCACTGGCACCAAAGTCAACAGTCCTGCCGTCTTCGAGGATTGCCCTGAACTTCTTTGTAGTGTTTGGGCTACGAATAATTTTGACGCGCATACTTACAATCTACTATTAATTTATTTTTGGCACATACCACAGTACCCCTCCTTCTTGGCTTCTGGGAAGAAGAAGAGGCGTTCGTCACCACGCTTGACGCGGTACATGTGATCATACATGTGGAGGAGGCCAATGGCAAGAGCCGCAGTGGAGACAACAGCCTTGTTCATCTTACGCACACTGTACGCATAGTAGGCAATCATCCCGAGGATGGTCAATTGGACAAGGGTGACCTTTGGCATCGCAAAGCGTTGTTCCAATTCTGGGGTTTCCTTGGTGGGCTCTGGGGCATATCGTTCCATTCGCTTGCCGTAACCTGGCATTTTTATTATATACTGAGAAATTAATGTGGCGTCTCCTCTGGATACCCGTGGTTCTTGTACTCCACGATTATCTCAAATCCCCAATAGATAGACTGTATTTTCAAAAGCCACTCAGACCCCTCATTGGTATGAGAAATACCCTGGTAGACTTTGCCCTCTACAAGCTTGATTATAATGTTTTTGACTACCCAAATCTTTGGTTTGTCAAGGCAAATTACAACAGAATACTCCATGAGTTTGAGAAGGGTGTCAGTACAGCCAAGAAGCATTATTTCCACACACTTGATCCTTGGTTCAAGACAAATGATAAGTACTACTACTATAATGTCAAGGACTTCCCAGAAGTTCAAAAAATAATTGACCAGATTCCATGTGTTGATAAAGAGACCGCAAAGTTCGCCGTGATGGACGCACCTATGAGTATACCAGCACATCGAGCTGAAAGTAATATGATGTTGAGATACCATCTCACCGTGAAGAGTGGACGCGACTGTGTCCTATACACTGAATATGAGGCTCACCGACACCAATCTGGACATGAGTTCTTATTTGACCACTCAAGATACCACCGAGTCGCGAAGCGTGGATTTCAAAAACGAGTGGTTCTTATTTTGGATGTCCATAGATTTTAGATGTGTACGACATACCGCTTTGTACATATCTGTGCCACCAACTAATTCAAGTGCATCACTCTGGACGATTCTTTTCGTGAATGGTCCAGGTGTTCCATTACAACAGTCCATACAGAGGGCGGAGAGTTTCACAACATCACTCGCCATTGGGATACAGTCCAAGATTTCTCCAAACTTCTTTTGTTGATAATCACCATCGAGACCTGCGAGTATCACAGATTTATCAACAAAGAGGCACATCTCTACAAACTCTTTGAGGTTTGAAAAAAATTGAGCCTCGTCAACCGCCACGATATCGGCATTGCAGAATGATTCATCAATAATACAATGAGAAATGTGGTCAACTTTGAGACATGGAAATTGAACACCGTCGTGGGTATTCAGAACTTCATCAGGGGAGCGAGTATCTTTTGAGGAATTGATGACAACAATCTTCTTACCTATGACTTTGTATCTCTTAAGTCGCCTGATGAGTTCCGATGTTTTACCGGAAAACATATTTCCCATAATAATCGTGAGACCCATCTCAACTTTCTATAAAATAATCTTTCTTTTTTATAATGGTTGATATACAACGAGCGTATTTCAATGGACACAGGGGGTGGATGTCCGCCAAAACTGGGAGAGTTCGCTTTGGTAACACAATTTACTCAAATATTTTGGAAGCCATCAAACATTTGAGTCAAAAATAACCAGCGACGTGCATTTTTACTAAAACCACAGTGGACATCAAACTTAATACAGTTCCAACTAAGCAACAATTGTAACAATCATTTGTACAGACCTCTTCAGGTAGAAGAGCTTGTTGACGACCCCATTCCATTAATTTAATTCTACATAATAATTAAGATGCCTCTCACAGATCAGGAGATTTCCAAAAAAGTTAGGGAGTTGCGCAAAACGAGGGGTCTCATATATGCTCCCCTCAAATACTTCAGGGGTCTCAAGACCCTCAAAGATGTGGAGACCCGCTACATAAAGATGCTCAAGAGAGACTATACCACATTCAAAACGGATAAAGGTGTCAAGACCCGAACATCCTCATACACCCAAAGATTCCGCACAAAGTATCCAAATGCCAAGTCCCTCCCAGAGATAGCGAGGGCTACAAAGATACCTCTAAAGACCTTGGAGACTGTGTATAACAGAGGTCTCGCCGCGTGGAGAACTGGTCACAGACCTGGAGCTTCTCCACAGGCGTGGGGCTATGCGAGAGTTCATAGTTATGTGATGAAAGGTAAGACATATCGTACAGCTGATAAAAATCTTCATACAAAGTAGATGATTTGGATAGTATTCCTTCTTTCACTGGTGGTGAATATTTTGGTAGGATACTACATCTCCTCGCGAAAGGGGAACGGTACAGGAGGACCAATATATGATGTTGGATTTCATCTTCTCCCCAACTGGGAGCATCATGAACATCTCCCAGACTATCTTTTGGCTGTACCCATCCTCTTCCTCTTTTATGTATGGCCTTCGTGGTCACCAAAAAAGAAGAACAACTACCTCCTTCTCCTCACCCTCATGTATGTAGCAAGAGCTGTGTGTAACGCAGTGACTGTTATGCCTTACACAAAGAAGAAGCCTTGCGAACTGAAACCAAGATTTGCATTTTGTAATGACTACACATTTTCGGGACACACCACACTCAATGTAGTGACATCCAATTTTGTGGGTGCCCCGCTATGGCCATTGTGGCCAGTAGTGTCATCATTCGTATCTGTCCTCACTCGGGATCACTACACTCTTGATATTGTCCTCGCGTGGATCCTCTTCTTTGCTCTCAAATGTAATATCATCCGTTGAGAGTAACATCTTTCTGACTTCCTCATATACAACTGTGAGGAGGGCGGCTTTATAGGCGAGGAAGCCCATAAGAGTTGCTCCGTAGTCAAAATCAAAACCAAAGGGAGCATTGTTCCACATTGTTTCAAAAACAGCGGTACCTATGGGAATCAACAACTGTTTTTGAAATGGTGAATAATTTTCAATATTATCTACATTACGAGCCAAAAGGCCAATGTAACCAAGTGATGAAACTACACCTAATGTAGCGGATACACCTTCCTCCGCTCCATATGCGATGAAATAACTGGATGTAAGTGCTGTACCATATCCCAATGTTGTTCGGTTAATTTTGGTTTTAAGTTTTTCATAGTCAGATTTTGGAGCACTTGCTTTGACAATGTGATTGTGGACTTTCCAGATAATACTCATTAATCAGACCACGTATTAATTTTCTAAGTATCTGATAGGTATGTTGATAGTACTTTTGTTACTGATGATGATGATATCTATGATGGCCATCACAGGGTATTTTGGTTATAAAAAGTACAAAGATGAAGATCCATTTGACTTTTTGGGAAAGAAGGAAGAACCCATCTTCACGGTTAAAGTAGTAGATGGCGAAACCCAATTTACCAGAATAGAACCATCGGATTGTAAAGGTGACACTTACGTCAAGAAGAAAGAGTGTTCACGTAATGGTGTTATATTGAATGGGTCTGAGGGTAAATGTGGCGCTGGCAAGGAAGAGTGGATCTTAGATCCAAATGCACCAGGATTTACGGCTGCGATAGGTTCTGGAGCTTGTCCAATCGATTACAGAGATTGTGATGTCCCGTGTGATAAACCATGTCAAGGTAACAGTTGGATTGAGGGAGCTTGTATGAGAGATGGCGTTGTCCTTGATGGTTCCAATGGAGATAAATGTGGTCGGGGTATGCGTACATATACACTTGATGAGAACGCACCGGACTATGAAGCCGCGGTTGGAAGAGGTGTGTGTACAAAGGATTATAGTTCCGCGTGTGATGTTGAATGTCCTCCAAATGTTGTAGCACCCCCATCTTGTGTATATTCAAGTACTTGGCAAAAGAGTGCTAATGGATGCGTTGTTTCCAAAGATGACAATGCATCCGTAGTTGGATATGATCAGGCGGGATGGCAGGAAAAGTTTAAACTTGCTTTAGAGGCGGAGAACTGTACGGGTGAAAAACGTCTCTCCGAATGGGAAACGTGTAAAGGGCCACCAGCTCCCGTAAACTGCGAAGGTACTTGGGGTGCAAATGATGGATGGGGGCCATGTATAGGTTCTTGTGGAACACAGCCATCACAGATAAGAACTTATACTGTGACTAAAGAAGCAGCAAATGGTGGTACATCATGTCCGTACACCAATGGAGAAGTAGAAACTAGAAATTGTGGATCAGTTGTTACATGTCCAGTGGATTGTGAGGGTAGATGGATCGATGCAGTATGTCCAACCGCGTGTGGGGTGGGTGAAAGTAAAGTGAGTAAAACATGGTATACAACAAAATATCCTCAAGGAACTGGTAAAGCCTGTCCAGCCCCAGATGATCCCGAAGGCCAAAAGACATGTCCAGCAACTGCACCATGTCCATCGAATTGCGCAGGTTCTTGGTCTAATCCACCCTGTCCAACAGCATGTGGAACAGCTGCAAGTACTATAACTAATACATGGAATACAACAACACCTGCCGTAGGTAATGGCACATGTCCAAGTCCAAGTTCTAAATCATGTCCAGCAACTGCATCATGTCCTTGGGTAAAAAGTGGTGAATGTAGAGCAGATGGTAAACAACTCTATACACGTGGGGTTGTCAATAATGGTGATGCTACAAGTAAAACGGAGAATTGCTGTTATGAAGGTAATGAGTGGAGGAACATTACATGTAACCCCGATAATAGTGTGGTTCAACGTAAAACATTGGTGAATTGTCCACAATCTTATGCCCAAAGAACAGAACCCGGTGCCTGTAATTACCAAAAGTGTTCTGTTCAAACTTGGAAACATGGGAATTTTAGAGATTGGACTTGGACAATTCGTGATAGTCTACCAAATGTGAGTAGCACCGGTTCCAGACATGATGAAATATCATCATATGCTAAATACGGTAACTGTAAGGCAACCGCATATGAACATGCAAACTACGGTGGATGGGGGTATGCGTTACAAGAGGGTCGTCATAATGTCCCTGGGTGGGTAAATGACCGGATAAGTTCAATAAAAATAGAACACCTACCATATAATCTTTAAAACAAATAAAGATTACACACCCAAGTACACTATACATGAGCCTTCGCGTCAAGAAACTCTCCTATGATGCTATTATTCCAACTCGTGGTTCTGGTGGTGCTGTTGGATATGACATTTACAGCACTGATGAGGTTTGTATCCCTCCTACACACCGTGCTCTTGTTGGATCGGGTGTAGCTATTGTTCTACCGGCGGGGTGTTATGGTCGTGTCGCGCCACGATCGGGTCTCGCGGTGAAACATGGTATCCAAGTTGGGGCGGGTGTTATTGATCCGGACTATACGGGTGAAGTTAAGGTTGTTCTTTTCAATCACGGACACACCGATTTTCAGGTAAACAAGGGTGATCGTATCGCACAACTCATTCTTGAGAAATGCGATACACCAGCAGTGGTGGAAATTGGCCTCCTTGAGGAGACCGAGAGAGGTTCGGGTGGATTTGGTTCTACGGGCGCTTAACAATTGTACCACAAATCTTCCGCCACTGGCATAAATAAAATACCTTTTCGCATCGCCATCCACAATTTCGCATGATCAATATTTGGATAGGACCATAACATCCACCTTTCCCAATATTCGGTTGAATACCAATCGTCCCAATCCTCGTGTGTACTGTGATCAATCATGAGCATACCCCGATGAATTTCGTGTATATCCGTCTCCAGTCGTAGCGTCTCTGGAACAATAGCACCCTTCTCGATGAGGTGTGTGCGCATGCGTTGAGAATCGCGGTGATCTGTGTAATCCTCAACACCAACCTGTCCAAAGTTAATGCTTCTCTTATTGGGAAGAATTACCCGGTACTTATGAGCTGGGCATAGGCTTGGGCTGAGTACAACGCGCATTATATTGTACCTCATCAATAATTTTAGTTCTTCTTTGCGCGTTTAATAATAACAAACTCGAGATCTCCCTTTTTCACATTACCACGGGTCATTGGATTTTTGAACAATACCATATTACCATTTGCGTTGAGAGCACTTGTCATAGACATCCGCGCCAATTTACGGAAAGAGTTTGGTGTGAGATACAGTTTGTTAATCTTCACAACCTTTTCACCAGATTCAATATTGTTAGTACTGATTGGATCTCTTGGAAAGTTTTTCACACTCATCTTTTTCCATGTGATTTTCTTAGTCTTTGTATTTTCATTTGCGTTTGTCTTCATCCGTTTCTCATTTTTCATGTAGTTGGACGTATTTGGTCTGTTATTGTTGTTAGCAAAGTTAAGACGACGACCACCATTTACCATAAACGCCACCCGCGCTCTACGCATACGCCTAAGATTGTTGGGGTCAATCGCACGTGGCCTGGCCTGTCCCACATTATTTTCATTCGTGTTTGAGTTTGAGTTGGTCCACACAAAGTTGTGATTGTTCGAATTATTAATTCGCACCGCATTATTATTGGCAGGGTCTCGCATGTTATATAATTATTAAAGAATTAAATTGTATTTTAAAAAATGGATAATTTTATATTGGAAATTCCAAATGTATTTTCACCAGAGTTGTGCAAAAATATCATTAATAAATTTGAAAATGATACCGCGAATCAAGTGAAGGGTGCCCTCGAAGACAAGGGTGGTAATTATGTGAATGAAGACTGGAAATCTAGCACTGAACTAAATGTATCTACTTCACCTGGTTGGGAAATTGCAAATACTAAAATTAAATACTATGTTAAAAACGCGGTTGAAACATATCTTGAACATATAAGGGGTATTTTCAAAGACGCTGAGATAGACAAAGATGATATGGACTTTGTACTTGATCACACACTTTTTCCGTTTTATTTTGGTACCTCCTCCATTCAAAAGATAAACAAGGGTAAACATTACAGATGGCACCAGGATTATATACCCGGCGAAACTCGGGTGTTTACATCCTTCGTGTATTTAAATACACTTGAACCGGATGAAGGTGGTACCACCGATTTTATAAATGGAAAGTCTGTTAGACCCGAAGCTGGTAAAATGACAATATTTCCATCTGCATGGCCTTTTATACACACAGGTCGTTTAATTAAAGCTGATGCAAAGTACATATTGGTTACGAATATATATAGAAACTAAGAAATATGTAAATATATGAAGACATATACATCCCATGACGGCATTAGAATTAAAGTGGGTGAAAACGCCAAGGAGAATGATGACCTCACCCTGTCAAGTTATCCCAAAGAATGGTGGATGCATGTCGACGGTGGCCCGGGTGCGCACGTGATCATATGTCACGAGGAGGACACTATACCGAGAGAGACAAAGAGGGATGCCGCACTCCTCGCTGTACATCACAGTAAGCCTTCAAATACAAAAATGGTGCGTGTAAACCTCGCGAGAGTTGATCAGATCATCAAAGATGATAGGATAAAAAATCATGGACAGGTGTATCTCGGTGGACAAGTCGTACAACTCACCGTGTTTCCAAATAAGGAGAGAGAGAGACTCAGTCGCATTTTAAGTTAAAGTTTACATTCGTATAGAATCTAAAATGGAGTATATACTTGAAATTGACAATGTCTTTAGCAAAGAATTTTGTGAAGATGTCATTTCCCGCTTTGAAGGTGATGAAAGAAAAGTGATTGGATCAACAGTTGGTGGAGTAGACGAAAAAATTAAAAAAAGTATGGATTTGCCAATTTCCACACCAGACCTCAGAGGGGATTGGCAAGATGTTATTGATCAAGTTGGGAATCGTGTAATTAAGGCCCTAATCAATTACCAGGAACATGTACACATTGAGGGACTAGATAGATGCTCTTCTATACATAAGACGATAAATAATGCTACAATTGGATTTCCCCAAATACAACGAACTTCAAAAGATGGATTTTACACCTGGCATCACGATTCATATTTAAATCGTATTTTCACTTACATAATCTATCTCAATGATGTTGAAGAAGGTGTCGGTGGAACTACTGAGTTTTTATGTGGAAAGCATGTACAACCCAAAACTGGCAAACTTGTACTATTTCCAGCTACTTTAACGTATGTTCATCGTGGTACCAAATTGAAGAATGGGGTTAAATATCTGATTACAAATTTTGTATATGAAGGTGTGCCAATTCATAGATACCCAAGTGATGTTGAAGTGAAAAGTGTAGAAGAGAAAATTCCAGAACCGGAAAATGACGACATCTAACATTGGTCAATTTAAAAAATGATACAGTATAATATAATGAGTGCAATAATCATCGGTGTAGTTGTGACAGTTTTAATCGCAGTTGCGGTAATAGTTTTTCTTAATAAGGAAAAAATTTTAAAATTGATAGCCCCAACACCAACACCAACACCAACACCAACACCAACACCAACACCAACACCAGACCCTTATGACACACTATCAGATAGTATCGGAAATAAAATATCCGATTTATAATATAATATGAACCGAGAACAGACTATGAACATTATCCTGGCGGTGGTTCTTGTCGCAATCGTGTACCTCATCTACAGGAGAACGCGAGTACCATCTGGAACCCAGTCTGAAAAGATGATGAGAGAACTATACAGCATTAAGGATGCCCTCATTCCAAAAAAGTATATTGAAAAGTATCGATCTGACGGTAACAATGGTTTAACGATTGTTGGTACCATGATGGAACAGGTCGTTGATATTATGATAGCCATTCTAAAGCAAGGACCAACCAAAGAAATGATTGATACTCTTGTCAGAAATCCCGCGGATGCCACGACTTTAGCTGAAGCTATTGAAACTGTTGGTGCTCAAATTGTCAGTGAAATTGGTAAAAACAATGTTATTGAAAAAAAAGACGTAACAACGAGTGGTATTAATAAGGATGGTACAGTGGTAAGTTCTGAAACAAGAACTATTTACAGGCCGGATAATAATTCTATGACCGCCATTGGTGAAAAAGGTGTGATAGCGGGTGTTCTCAAGGTTGTAGACGATACGTCAAAATATGATAAATACTATGAAGCTACAAAAAATATTCTTTTGGATGTGGAGCGTAAAACAAACCCAGAAGCCACGGATGAACGCTTCCCAACCAAGGAAGTATTTAAGTCTGAAATTATGCCACAGGTTAGACAGTTAATTTCCAGTGGAAGGTTAGGACGTGCGAATCCCCCACCATCGCAATCAGCACCACCAGCTACTGGACCAGGTTAAAGATGAGACGCATGTAATACAAAATGTCTCTCAAAGAAACTGAAGAAGTCACATCCCGTGAGAGTCCAGATGCTATGGATAAGCGTCTGTTTAAAGCCAAGTTGGCTGCGATGGATAAGGCTATGAAAGGTGAAAAGATTCGTTACACGTCCAAACGAGACCCCGAGAGATTTCTCTATTTCTTGGAGTCTCGCTTGAAGATTTGGGAACAAATCAAAGATGATACGTTCCACGGAAAGCGAATGTATGAAAAGACGAAGGAGATTGTTGATTCTCTTAGTTAAGACTTGAATAGTGACCAGCAATGTAATACACATCTTCAAATCCCAATTCCTCTAATTTCTCTGCCGCAAATCTGGCCCGTTGCCCAGTGTTGCAGTAGACGAGTAAACCCTTCTTTGGAAGTTCCGTAGTTGTCTTCTTATTTATTTTATTGACTGGAATGTGAACCGCACCTTTGTAATGTCCAGCTCTATATTCCGCGATCGTACGAACATCGATGACCTTCTTTATCTTACCCGTTCGAATCAATCTCTTAGCTTCTTTGGAACTCACGAGGTTTTCACCAAAGTATGTGTACGCGGCGGCGGCTGCGATACCCCCTGCGATAATGAATGGGAGCACCATTTAGTATTAGTAAGTATTATTTATTTTTTAGTCAGTGCATCGTATGCACTGAACGCTGTGTACATTGTACCAGCACCCTTAAAACTTTTAGTAAAAAGATATGTTAAGTATGCTAAAAGTATAGCACATCCACCCACACTCATAAATATCATTCCAGATCGTTTTGGATTGTTATTTTTATCATCAGGTTTCTTTGTGAAGATTACAGCACCAATTGAACAAAAACAACACCCCACGAAGATCGCGACCACCAATCTTACTAACGCAATACTCTGACCAATTTGGTTGCCTGTACCAATCAGATTCATATTATACCATACACTTAGATTTTACTCCCTGCCCAATTCATAATCTGTGTGAGTGTCCAAGAAGGTTTGATATTCGTTGTGAGGTCAAGTTTGATTACACTTTTTTGTACTTTCTCGACATCAAGTTTTGGTACTTGTACTATATGATTTAGTTTGAACCTACTCCCCTGCGCGTTTGTGACTTTGAGATAATATGGAAAGTTTGTGACAAAGTATTTCCATTTGAGGGTCTTTCTCTTTGAGGGTGGTACATATTTATGAATGAGACCCCATACGACCATCTTCACAAACTGAAGACGGTCCCGTGGATCCTTGGGTCCGAGGGGTGTCCCCAATGTGTCATACATCATGGCTATGAAAGCCTCAATGTAGCAAAAGTGATGTTGAGACAATTCATCGTATTGTGAAATCTCAAACGACTTTTCGAGAACTTTTTTGTCTCGAATGGTAATCCTCGTATTCTTGAGGAGTTTTTTGTAATTTTTCACATCCGTGGTCACAAAACCACCCGTTGGTTGGAATGGGGTATTCCTTTTCCGTACTGTATACTCCCTCCCATACACTGTTTTGAGTTCATTTTTAAACTCAGATCTACCAGCACCCATTGAATTGAATAAATCAATTGTTTTTTGGGTGTGATTTACTTTCGCAAGCGCGTAGTGGCCACTATTATCTGGGTAGGTATGCGCCATATGAACATATGTAACACCACTTCTATTATTTGTAGGTTTGTTCATATTTGAAGTTCTTTTGCATTGAAATTTGAAGTCATAGCCAGCCTCCTTCTTGATATCCTTGCCAATCTGCTCAAAAATACCTCGTTCTTGAAGAAGTTGCTTGGCAATTTCAGTGGCATCCTCTATAGCCATGAGATACCTCGCCGCAACATTCGTATTCATTCGGCGTTCGATATAGTCACTCGTATCAATCTCAGTAGTTTCACCCTCCTTTACATTCAAAAGGATGGTGCGAACATTTCTGTTCTTAATGAGCTTGATAGGGGTAAGATTCATCTATTCTTATAGTATTGTTATTTTTTTAACCTTGGATTATTTATAGGTTTTGCATATTTCCAATACAGTTTCATTTCAGTTGGGGATGGAATAACACCTCGGTTGAATTTACGCTTAATCTTTTCTAATGTTTTCAATTCTGCTTGTTTCTGGCGATTTATAATTTGTATATTCTTATTCAGATTTGCCCACATCTTTGGAGATAAAGCCTTTTGTCTATTTATGATATTCATATACTAAGTAAATATATTAGTTACCAAACGCGACACCAGCCATACCATTCTTCACGCGAAGAATGTTATAGTTCACCGCATAGATGCGAGCAGGGCTTGAAGCGCTCGCGGAGGTAACGCCACTGAGCAACAACTTCGCATTATCAATGCGCGAGAAGTTCAATGAACCACTTGGTTGCGATTTGTCCAAGTTGAGGCACAATGGCCACGTGTACACACTGTCTTGAACAAGACTGTCAACGCCGAGGGCGGAGCAGTGCATTTCTGGGACAACGTCGTGGTGGTACACATTGGACATATTTTCAAAGAGGGCGGTACCATTGATGTACAATGAACCCGTGCCAAAAGTGTAGTTCGTCTCCCAATCCGCGTTATTAATATTACCCGCGACCAAGTGAAGCGCCTTCACTGGGTGATTGAAGTAGGTAAGGTCAAATTCAGTATCAGCTTGAGTACCTGGTTGGTATTGTACTTGTGTGATCAACAATTCGTGTTCATTCTCGGTGAAGAACTTGCGTTCATCGGTGTCCAAGTAAATGTAGTTGGCGTAGATCTTTGGAGTCGTGGTCGAACTGTACTGATCTTGAACCTTGATGCGCAATTCAACTTCGTGGTATTGAAGAGCCACCAAAGGGAGGGACTTTGTCCAGTCTTCACCGAAGAAGAATGGAATGACATAGTGGTCACCATTTGAGTTGTTTTGGGCAGTTTCAATGGTGTGTCTCATTGTAGCCTTGGCGGAGTTGTCGTTGTACAACACATTGTGAACACCCTGGACAAAGAGGGAATCAAGTTCACAGACCTTTTGTCCACCAATCCACAATTGGAACGTCGTTGGTTGGGACGCGGCTGTATCAAACATGGCATTATTGCCACCTGGTAAAGCAATACCCTCAGCTTCAATCCAGATGTAGCTCAAGAGATCACCCTTGGAGCGAAGTGGGACGACGACTTCATTGGAGGCGCCAAAAGTACCAATGTAGTCCACGCGTTCTGGACGCATAGAAAAATTGGTATGGCGCTTGTAGTTTTGACGGAAGAAGCTGACCTGGGGTTGACCAGTGATGTAGACATCCTGAGCACCTTTACTTACAAGGTCAATCAAAGCGGCTGACATTTTTACTAATAAAGTATATTAAAATTTTCGGTGGATGTTCACACAACCGAAGGATGGTAGTCTTCCAAGCAATCACTTGGGAATCCAGAGATACAGACGAAGAGCACTTGATCAGTATCTTTGGTAAGACCGAGGATGGGAAGTCTGTCTGTCTCACAACAGCATTTACACCTTATTTTTTTATAAAACTTCCGGGGAATATTGATAGCGCAAAGGTTCAAAGAATTTACAACATCATCGATGAAAATTGTAGAGAGTCCCTTGTGGCGTATTCTGTGATGAAGTCCAAAGATGTTTGGGGGTTTCAAAACAATGAAGAGTTTACATTTATGAAACTTAACTTCAAGCATCTTCAAGCTCGTCGCCTTGTAGATTCCTTTCTGAGGAGACCACTTGATAGAACCCCCGAACTTTTCAGTATTTTTGGGGTGAGAAATATGAAAGTCTATGAATCTAACTTGGACCCTGTATTGCGCCTGATGCATCGCACTGGTATCCAATCTACTGGGTGGTTAGATACGGGGGATAAGTGTATTCGGTCACACCTGGCTCACGTTGATATGGATCTCTTCTGTAACGACTGGACAACCCTCAAACCCGTAGCCAGAGATGATATGGCACCATTTGTTGTAGCTTCTGTGGATATTGAATGTAATAGTTCTACGGGTAAATTTCCAGATGCGGATATTCCCGGGGATGCCTGTTTTCAAATCGCAATCTCCCTGTGTACATTTGGCTCTGACGAACCATACGATAAGACGTGTCTCTGCTACAAGACAACTGACCCCAACTTAGAGGGTTCTGTAATTCAAAGTTACGAGACTGAGAGAGAGATGTTAGAGGCTTTTCACAAATACCTTCACACAAAAGATGTAGATATTATCACTGGTTGGAACATCTTTGGTTTTGATATGGAGTACATATACAAGCGTGCTCAAATCACTAAGTGTAATTATGGGTTCTTCAATTTGGGCAAGTTGAGAGACACGGAGTCTGAACTCGTTATTAAAAAACTTTCATCGAGCGCCCTCGGTGATAATCTCCTGAAGTTACTCCCAATGCCTGGACGTTTCATCTTTGATATGTTCCACGAAGTCAAGAAGGGGTACAAGTTGGATAGTTACAAGTTGGACAATGTATCCAAGCTCTACCTGGGAGATCAAAAGATTGATATGGCGCCAAAGGAGATGTTTGCCCGCTATAGGGAGGGTGACCCCGTTAAATTGAGGGACGTTGCCGAGTACTGTATCAAGGATACTCTCCTTCCACATCGGTTGATGAAGAAGCTATGTACCCTACTAAACTTGGTGGAGATGGCGAAGGCAACTTGGGTTCCAGCAAACTTTCTCGTAGAGAGAGGTCAGCAGATTAAAGTATTTTCGCAACTCACAAAGAAGGCTCGGGAACTGGGCTTCACAGTTCCAACAATTCGGTATGGTGCCCTTCCCGAAGAACCCTATGAGGGTGCGACAGTCCTAGAGGCGCAAAAGGGTGCGTACTACACACCGATTACAGCCCTTGATTTTGAAGCGCTGTACCCATCAATTATGATGGCACACAACTTGTGCTACTCCTCGTATGTTATGGACGAGAAGAAGTATGGTGCGGTACCTGGAATTACCTATGAGACTTTCAACATCGGTGACCGAACTTACAAGTTTGCCCAAGATGTACCAAGTCTCTTACCCGCAATTCTGGCAGAACTCAAACAGTTCCGTAAACAAGCGAAGAGGGATATGGCGAACGCCACTGGTTTTATGAAGGAGGTCTACAATGGGAAGCAGTTGGCATATAAGATCTCAATGAACTCCGTGTATGGTTTTACGGGTGCTGGCAAAGGTATCCTCCCCTGTGTCCCAATTGCCTCCACGACGACCTCAAAGGGTCGCTCAATGATTGAGGAGACCAAGAACTATGTAGAGGCAAACTTCCCCGGGGCAAAGGTAAGGTATGGGGACACGGATTCAGTCATGGTTGAGTTTGATGTAGGCGATCGTAAGGGCGAGGAGGCGATTGCCTACAGTTGGGAGGTGGGTGAGAGAGCTGCCGAAGAGTGTTCAGCCCTCTTCAAGAAACCCAACAATCTTGAGTTGGAGAAGGTATATTGGCCATATTTCCTGTATTCCAAAAAGCGCTACGCCGCAAAGTTGTGGACAAAGGGTAAAGATGGTAACATGCATATGGACTATATTGATATCAAGGGTCTTCAAGTTGTGAGACGAGACAACACTCCCCACGTTCGGGAGGTGTGTAAGGAACTCTTAGATGTTATACTTACATCAAGTGACCCTGGCCCACCCAAAGAGTTGGCCAAAGAGAGAGCCATTGAACTTCTTTCTGGCGACGTCCCCAATGATAAGCTTATATTGAGCCAAGGTCTCTCGGATACCTACAAAGTTGGGGGTAAGAATGTGTCTGTGACGAGTTCGGAAAGTGTGAACATCAACCAGTCGCACGTACAGGTTGTCATGAAGATGAGACAAAGAAAGCCTGGTTCTGAACCACAATCTGGTGATCGAGTTCCCTACATCCTCACAAAGACCCAAGATTCCAAAGCCAAGGCGTACGAAAAAGCCGAAGATCCAAAATATGTAGAGGAGCATGGTGTACCTGTTGATTATCACTATTATTTCCTCAACAAGTTTCTCAATCCAGTGTGTGATCTTTTGGATCCACTGTATGAGAATGTGAAAGAGGATATCTTTGGGGAAATCATTAACGCACACAAGCCAGTAAAGCCACCAAAGTTGCCATCCCTCAGTGGTATGAAGAAGGATGAACTTATTGCGGAGTGTCAGCGTCTTGGTCTCGAGGACACCGGAACTCTCCCCATCTTACGGGCGCGTCTTAAGGAAGCGAGAGAAGGTTCTGTTGAAGACCTATTTAAAAATTACGAGCTTACACAAAGTAAGGATGAGTCTCCATGAGAAGATTACACAGATCGTTGATGAGGAATTGGAGGAGAGAGTGAACGCAATTCTCAATGAGTATGCCCTAACAATCTCAAAAAAGCATGCGATCCCCTTAGAACTTTTACTCAAAGATATCCCAACATCTTTTGTGAGTACAACGTGTAAGGGAACAAAGTCGGATGGTAATCGGTGTACTTTTAGATCGATGTACAATGGCTACTGTCGGCATCACAAAACACAAGGCGAACGTATATGTCAGAGAACCTTTTCAAGTTCAAGTCTACATACCCACGGGCCGGAGCAGATGTTTGTCCGAGGGTGTCCAGGGTGTGAGTCATCAAAGGAGCTTATAGATTTGGGGGACTAATATAGTAATGAGCAAAAACGATATTCTACTAACATCCATAAACAACTTTTACGACAATGAGAAGAATAAATCTACACTACTCACTATATTAGACAAATCGAGTGGTATTTCTCTCCGCAATTTGGAGTGGTTTATCACAAACTACGCAAAGAAGAATCATACGTCCTATGAGACTGGTGATGGGAAACTATTCACGGTACATTGTGCGTACAAGTCAAGTCTCAATGGTTACAGTAAGCAACTCTTTGATCCATTTTGTCGGGCTCAGAAGTTTCCCTATACAGTACCCGGGACATCTCACGAAATTCAAACAACCTTGGCACAATTGAATTTCATCAAATGGTGTATAAAAAATAACATTATTGACTACATCACGAACAATAAGGATAAACTTTTTAATAAGCAATTGACATGAACCCTCGGTCAAATACAAATGTTTGATACCCCGTATAGTACATGTTTAGAGAGAATGTCTCGGTTGTGACATCTATACCAGAATCCGTATCCAATTTTACTTCAATATTAGTCTTGTCAGATTGAATTTGACTAAAATCCAAGTTCCCCGATGGTTCCACATTCACCGGATTCAACGAGAAACTATATGTATATATATTGCGAATTGGTCTCGATAACCTTTTTTGATATGGAATTAGAAATTTGAAATATTCGTGATTCGTTCTAGTAACCTCTGGTAGCCTATTCCCATTTATATAGAAGCTTGCCTCCTTCATTATAGGGTACAACGTTGTACTTTCACCTTGAAAATCCAAAGTTGCCGAAAAATTGAATCTATTTTCATAAAGATACTCACCACCCGAACCACTACCTTCCGCATCGTCTTCATTCTCAAAGAGAGTGTTTCTCAAAAACCAATGAATACATTTCACAGGTATATTAGGTATCAAGTTATTTCTAATAACATCTTCATTGAGTTCACTCGCAGCGACTGAGTGCTTCCTGACGAGATCTGTAATCATAACCTGTCTCTCACTCGCCAAGAACTTTCTTTCATCTGGGTTCACTGTGATCTCTTCAGTCACAACGTTGAAGGATGAAAGTGTCACTGTATCCGTTGTATTCGTAAAGAATGTCTGTTTGTGGAACTCAAACTCAAACTCAATCTTCTGGCGAAAGATTGAACACACGGGGAAGTATGGTCTATTTGGTTTATTTGTACCGTACTCATCACTCGCAAATTTGCGTGAAAAGAAGAAGTGAATTGGAATGACAAGATCCGCATCATATTGGGCAACACTCCCACTTGTGGGGGCATCATCAAAACCAAGGTTTCTATTTACAAGAAATCTATTTGCTACCTTTTCAGACACTTCTAAATAAAGATCATCATAGATAATCCCCCAATCATCGTGGATTTTCTCAACTTCAATGTCATCTACATACATTGTGACACTCTTGAGGATGTGTCTACCCAATTGATCCGCGTAGTTTCCGTCACTTATACCTGGCATAGTTATGCTCAAGTACATATTACTCAACAAGTCTCCCATATTTCTTGGGTTGAATTGAACTTTAATTGTCTCACTGAATGGCCACGACGGTTTTGCGTTACCAGGTTTCACAACATTCTTACTTCTGTGATACTTCCTAAAGTCTGAGTGTCTCTTATCAGTGGTATAATTAAAGAAGGATTCTTCTGGATCTTTGGAAAGCAAGTAGGTGTCTTGCTTCCCAATAGCTTTGAGCGATATTTTCGCAGCTTCACCCATACCTACTATTGCTTACATATTTTTAATATCCATTTTCCACATATCAATGTGTGATGTACCCTTCATAACTTCAAGTTCTTCTCTGGCCTGTTTCGCTTCCTTGAGAAGATCTCTGACACTCTCCTCGGTATATTGAACCGTCTTGATATTGAGAAGGTAGTCGTAGGTACCACCAATTTTGGGAAAAAGTGCGGCAAGTTGTCGTTCGAGGTCATCCTTCTTCCGTTTGAAAACCACAATGTCACCCTCAATGACCATCGTCACAAACTTTGATTTGTAGCCACACATAGTAGCGCGCATCTCAAGAACTTTGATGAGGTGCGCCTTTCTCTTCACATAGTGGTCAAGTCTCAGATCCACAAAGTCTTTCAAGATTTCCTCGGGACTTGAGTACTTGTAGATACCCTTTGTGGGGTGGAAGAGATGCATGTTTGACACGTGGAATGTCTTACGCAATTTGAGATCTTTGAGAAGATCCTTCCCAGTGTATCCCATAATTTCGAAGTGAACATCCTCGGTAGTACTGTTATTTGTGAAACCCCCAATCAACTTCTTTTCAACAAGTCCATCCAAGTATTCCTTATAATCTTGCGTCCATCGTCCTGGTGGTAATTCAGTGATGACAATATTTGTACCCGACCACTTCCACACACCTTCCATCATCCAAGTGTCTTCCTCCTTGTGTACCACCCCCTTGAAACCTCGGAACCAAGGTCGCATAGGTACGATAGCCTTGCCATCAAGAACTCTTTGGATATTCTCCTTGATATCCTTGGGGTTGAAGGGTGGTACATAGCAACTGAAACCAGTACCAATACCCTCCGTACCATTCACAAGGACGAGGGGAAGTGTTGGCATATAGAAGTCTGGTTCAATTTGATGACCATCATCCTCCAAGTAATTGAGGATTGGATCGTCACGGGGATCAAAAATCTTACGGGTCTCCTTGGATAACTTGGTGAAGATGTAACGCGTTTGAGACGCATCCTTTCCACCCATAAGACGAGTACCAAACTGACCACACGGTTGAAGTAAGTTGATGTTGTTTGATCCCATATAGTCATTTGCCAGCTTCACAATAGTATCTGCGAGAGAGACCTCACCGTGATGGTAGGACGACTTATCCGCAACATATGCCGCCAACTGCGCCACCTTCATTTCATCTTTGAGGTTCTTGTGAAAGCACGCAAACATCACTTTACGTTGTGAGGGCTTGAGACCATCTGCCATATGCGCGATGGAGCGCTTCAAGTCTGCCAAGCTGAAATTGACCAAGTCCTTGTGTATAAAATTGGTGATGTCCAACTTTTTGATTGACCCATAGGAAACCTCAAGTTCTGAGGCATCCTTTGCTGTACTCTCGAGGAGCCACGTCTTTCGGTCATCTGCCTTCTTCTTGTCAAATGCGAGAACAATAGATTTATCTGTCATAATATCCATATCAAACTTGACTGTGAGATCTTGGATCTTCTTGAAGTACTCCCGAGCCTCGGCAGACGTTGAAGTACCGAGACCCTTGTAGTACTTAATTCTCCACCCCGCTTGTCCAGTACCGTACCAGGTGCGGAATGCCGAGTCTGTATAGAAAGACTTTACCGTGGCACCCTTGGTAGCTTTGATGATTGGTGTCACCATAGAGACAACAAAGCCCAACTTGAGTAAACTTGGCCAGAAATAGTGAATCATATTGAGAATGAGACCCTTGAT